TNANAATGTAAAGTAAATGTTGTTGCACCTATAACCCCTTTTTACTTATTAAGAATAATAGTAATAAATCGTTTTTATTTTATGTTTTTTAATAAATAAATAAATTACGCAATCAAATTAAATTGACAGAAGCCATAATTAAAATGTAAAGTAAATGTTGTTGCACCGTACATGGATGGGTCAAGTTCAACAAATTGTAATAAATACCTTTCACCATAATAATTAAAAGAGATACATATAACCTGTGTGGAGGGGCTAGGGTTTGCCATGGTAATATCACTTGTTCTAAGATACGCTTCCTGAGTTTGTGAATCATACTCTATGTTTGGATTACCTTGAAAAGGGATAAAAGAGTATAAACTTGTTGATTGCATTGGAAAAGTAGTCTCACTAATACCTTGAGACAATGAGTGAAAAGAGGTGTCTAATTGTATCTCATCATACCTCACATTATGAGTTAAAAAAAACTTTATGCCATGTATATTTAAACCACCTCGGTACATATAAGGTGTTTTAATACTTAAATAATTTACTTTATGCTCCAAATTACCATCTATAAAGTCTAAAGCAATAGGATATGTTTCCATCATTATGATTTTACCATACCTTTCACCTACTAAAGACGCATTGTACATCATCATTCCAATTACATTTTCTGCCTTTATTAAAGGAATATTATCAGCAGTAAAGGTAAGTGTATTTCCCACCACTGTAATAACTTTATTTTGTAGGCTAAAACCACCTAAAGGGTAATTAACACTTCCTGAAACTTCTCCTTGACCTGTGTACATAGTAGTTGTTAAGGGGTCAGGCATTGTATGAAAAAATGCTATTCTTATATCATCGTAAAGTAAATTAACTAAACCTCTTAACATATTAAACGAGAGGTCTTTACATAAATATTGCATTTTTATTCCTTTTTTTATATGTACTTTCTAGTAATCTTAAAGCATTATTAAAGCATTACCAAGCTAAAACTTCTACACCAACACTTAGTGAGGTGTAAGAACCAACTTCAGCTTTTACATAGTAAGTACCTCTTGCTGTAACATCAAAAAATAAGTCAGTAGTCTCACCAATCAGTACTGTGCCTTTATATATTTTAAACACACCCTCAATTAAATTTTCATCTTCACCAGCTACAATAACATCTATGTTTCTGTATCTAGCACCTTTAGCTCTAACTCTTGATTGCCATTGTAATCTAAAACCAACTGCCTGTAAATTATCCACAGGATACGGCGTAGCTAACTCTCTTTTAGTATATAGTGTTTGCTCAGTCATGGTGGGAGAAGTAACATATTGATTAGTACCTCTATACTTTATAACATGATTTAATTCATCAGTCGGTAGAGGTAAATGAAAATCAAACAAATCTATTTTATGAGATACATCTCCTGTGTAGAGTAACCATAACTTCTTACCTATTGCTTGATTACTTCTTAAATATGTATCCGCTTCACCTAAATTCATAAATAAAGGATATAAAACAAATCTATTTCCGTCTAAACCTATACGCATACATATTGAAACAGAAAAGAAAAACCCCTCACAATAGCCTATCATTTTACCTCTCTGAGCTTCCTCAGCTGTAAAAAACATATCGGATAAAAGCCCATGAATATCTTTTACAATCATATCAGTATAGAATCCTATTTGGTTTTCATAATTGTCAGACTCTCTCCAATCCTCTACAATAGTTTCTATTGATGTCATATAAGGTGTATAAGGTAAAGTATCTACTTTAGCTTCATAAACTGTTTCATCAGGTATATAATTTTTATTACTTGTTAAAATCATTATATTTGGGTCAATAGTTGTATGCTTAGGTGCTAGAGTGTAAGCAAAATTAGGTTGAGTAAAATACACTATGGTACATTCAGCCTCTGAAAAATAAGGGGCTAAGTATGATTTAATACAATATGTCCCTACATCTTGTACAAACATCGATAAATCATTAGTAGTATTTATTAATTCATTACCATTTCTGAATACTAAAAAGTGACCCTCAACAAGTAATTCATCTGTTCCTGCTACAATAGAATCTATATTTTTGTAAATAGCCCCTCTAGCTCTTACCCTAGGAGTCCAAGATAGAGTATTCCAGAGTGCTTGAAAACCTTGTGGAGGATAGGGTGTAGCTATTAGAGCATTATCATATTGAACCCCTAAGTTTGTTGTAGCTGAATAATCTCTATCATTAAAAGCATAAGAGTCAATTTGGTGGTCGGTTGTAGAGTCTTTTAATGGTCTTATAAATTCAGAAAATTCATCATGGTATTGGTCTTCTTGTTTGATAAAAAGCCATAAATCTAAACCTGTTAAGAAAGTCCCTGGTGATAAATGGGAATCTCCTACATCCATAAAAAAATCACTTAACTTATATTGGCTTCCCCCTAAAGACTCACAAATACCCACAGAGAAGAAACTACCATTACAATACCCTAAGACTTTGTTTTCTTGTTTTTCTCTATCACTCAACATAAAAGGAATTAATTGTCCTTTTTCATCATTAACACTAATAGTAGTAGTGTCATCTATTTGTTTACCATATTTACTACCATAGGTCATATTAACAACCTTAGTATAAATAGATTCAGGGAACTCAGTAAAAGAGTAATTGTCTGATTTTAATCTGAATCTTGTATTTAAAGGTCTTTCAGTAGTTTGGTAAGTAACAAAAGGTAATACAGATGGTGTATTAACCTCACTCCTAGGTGGTATTGCCCACCCCATCTTAGTAACATCTAAAAAAGGGTCAGGCAATGGTGCAGGTGTGGGTGGTTGAAAAAACAGAGGGATTTGAGGTTGATTCTCCTCTCTATTATATACATCTTCAACAGCTTCCACCTTAAAGTAATCCGATGTTAACTCATCTCCTGAAATAGAAAATACCCTCATAGTAACATAATATTCTATTTTTATATCAGGTTTAAGATAAATTAAATCACCTATTTGAATAAAAGTGTGTAATACAGGTATATTAAAAGACGCTTTAAGAGAATTCTCTGTTCTTATTTTAAGCTCTCTTTGAATAACTGTATCAAGTGCTTCCTGAGTGTTAATCATTTCTAAGTTTATATTATCTGATTTAGTAAATTTATGTAATTTAAACAAATCAGTATTTACATAAGTATAATTTGTTTTTTTAGGTCTTTTATCATCATCTAAACCTGTGTAATCAAACACAAAAGTATTATTTAGTTTCTGTTTAGACAGACTTGTTATTGTTAATTCTTTTGTATTTAAGACACTAAAAGTATTTGTAAAAGTTTTATCCTTAATTTCCTTTCTAAACAAAATCATTGAGTATTTTTCGGTCTGTTTATCGAAATTTACAACACCATACACAATTTTACATATGTTAGCTATCATATCTGCGGCTTTTGTAGGCTCATTAATTACAAAAGAGACACCTAATTTTTCGGTGTGTAAGATACTTGCACAGTCTTTAAAGGTCTGTAACTCTACATTCTCCATAGGTATGTTTAATAGGTTTGTTAAAATATCTAATAAAACATAAGCGGGATTATGTACCTCTATTAGAGTGCCATTCATTGTACCAAAAAATGTTTCTTTAGGGTCTGATACATACACTGACCCAAACACTTTAATAGCCCCTCTTTTTATTAAGAAATGGTACTGAGGTATGCTCTGAACATTATCCCCAATAAAAGTGTCATTAACCATCGCTATGGTAGATGTACCTACAAAACTGATAGGCAAGGGTAATACTGAATGAATAACACTTGTGTCATTAAGAGGAGAACCATTAAAAAAATATACTAAACTCATATCGGATTGTGGTGACCCATGTACTTTAGCTTTTTGACCTGTCTTAATAAGGAAACTACCTGTATTACCATTACCTATTTGAGTTTTTAAGTGATACCATTTATTAGCGTCATATTCACTTTGCTGTATTTCTGTTATTTTTGGTGATGTATTATCATAATTAGCTTTCCACCACTCACTAAAACCTGTCCCATTAAGTCCCATAGGGGGGATAGGGTCATTTGGATAAGGGTCTCTATAAAACCTACAAGTACTCTCCCCTGCATTCCCCATCCATACATAACAGCGTTGATATTTATAGTATCGGTATTGTCCTGAAACAGGTGGTGCGGATGTGTATGTGTAGGTGTAAACCTTTTCATCATTTAACCATACATGTAACAATAAATCTGATTGTGTGCATAGTGCATAAATAAAGTTTGCTGTGTATCTTACACCTACTGTTTGTGACATCTTAAACCTTTCTATTTTTTATTGCTTAATAATCATTAAGTGCTTTTTAAATGTTTATCCATTTGTTTTTTTTTAATAATTATTTAGTAGATTTCACTCCCAAATATTATTTTATGTTAAACTTTTCAAGATAAGAAACTAAAATATTATAAATAAAATCATTCCTCAATATTAGTTTGTGTTAAACTCTCTGAGATAAGAAACTAAAATATTATAAATAAAATCATTCCTCAATATTAGTTTGTCTTAAACCACCAAAATAAATAGCATTTCCTGCTACCAACACAGTACCATAAATAACAGGTACAACCCTACTTTCTGAATTGTCGGGTGTTTGAAAATCCTCAGTACCTGAGGGTGTTGCACCATCTATCTCAGGTATCATTGCTAACATGATGACTGAAACAACTATTGATGTTATAATTGCTACTATTATATATATTACCCAATCGGGCATTTTTACTCCTCTTTAATAAAAATCAAAAAAATCTCGCAGGGTTTTTGGCGGGTGTATAGGGAAACCCCCCAAATCTTTTTATATTATTATATGTATTTTGGCACATTTCTGTAGTTTTATCACAACCAATGTTTAAATCAGATGAAATAACAATAGAAGTAGGTAATATTGTAAATTTAGCTGATAAATGTATATAAGGTTCTCCTGGTGTTACTATACTTAATGATGTTATATATGCAACTTCATTGTAATTAGTAGTTATCTTTCTACCAACAGAATACCCTGAAGATAACCCAATAGGTTGTATAGTAAAACCATTATCCCGTAAATACATAGTACCTGAAAAATTTACATCTTCTTGGTTAGGTACACCACACTCTACACTACCAAACATATAAGGACATATTTTAGAAAAAGTTTTATTTGGGACTTGTGAATCTTGAATCATAAACCTAGATATAAAAGTCATTGTAACAGTTTCAGTAGAATAATCAACAGAATAGTCGGATAATACACCTTTATACCCTCCATAATCAAATGTATATGGTTTAACAACAATACTAAATTCATCTACTATAAGACCTGATTTAAAAATAGTAAAAGGGTATTTATTTACAAAAACTTTTATCTTTACATCCTGCATTATTAATTCTTTTGTTATCTCGGTTCTCTCAATACCTATTGGGACATACACATGACCATCTATGGTTTTTCTTTTATTACCTGAAATATAATAATAAGTTAAACCTTTATAGGTTATCTCATAAAGTTCTATCATTCTTTTCCCTTTTTAATACTTTAAAAATTGTTTATTTCATCTGTAACTAAGCTTATTCCACAAGTAGCTATAAACTTTTGATTTGGGGATACCTGAACACTATCTATGTTTATAGGTATTTTATGGTATTTTATAGTTATTGCGTCATTATCAAAGTGAACCAAATCATACTGCACTAAACCACATACTTCATTATTAAAATCGTTAACAACTGCTACACTTAAAACTTTAAAACGAGTATATGTAGTATTATGATTTAGTGTGTTAGGAGTACTCATAAAATCATCAAAAGGTTGTAAGTAAAGTAACATTAAGGTTTGTCTATGTCTTACATACATAGATGAGTGGTAAAACCCTTTTAGTCTAACAAAGTAAGGAGATTCAAACTCTAAATCATTTTCTTGTAATGTGTGTGTTGGGAACAAAAAAGGAACTTCCATTCCTTTTACCTCACTAAAGTAAAAATTCTTAAATCTTTTTACTTCATCAACATTATCAAAAAATACATGGGAACTTAGTTTCTTTGTATTTAGAGATATCTTAGAAAATTCTTTATGAAATATACCTAAAGTTGTATAATCCCTTTCTATGGAAGTATCTAAACCATTAGTAACATCAAAATCAAACACATACACATCACTGTTTAAGGTGTACATATTGTTTATAAATTCTATATCACTTTGTAGTTGTAAATCAAAATTTACTTTCATTTTATCCCTTTTATGTAGATATTAAATATTGGTGTCATCGTAATTCGATTAAACCTTAAGTACCTATTGAATATATACGAAGTATAGTTAAATAACAAAGTCATCATACATTGACAACTACTGCTTTGGTACTTACTAAAAACAAAGTAAATATTAAATAACAGAGTCATCATAACCACTTTCACCTAGCTCTATTGAAAAGACACAACTGTTATGTACTACATCACTTTGACTTGATTTTAATACTCTCAATCTTGCTAGTCTATTAATATTATAGCACTCTCTATTCATGATTCTACCATTTAATTCTAAAGTAACACTGCTTTGGGTTACTTCTTTAATTTTAAATATATTTCTATTGCCACTTAATGAATCCTCGTAAGGAAAATTGGTGGAATCATCACCATAAGAATTGTCAGGCAAATCACCTAGATTATAGAAAGAAATTAAATCATCAATGTTAAAATAAAAGTCATTATTATCTACCATTATTTCCCCTGTGAGCATATTAGCGGATGAAACTGCTCTTATATCATTCCACAAAGGAAAATACACAAAGTCAGCTTCTTTTAATAGTTGAGTATAATAAGCAACTTCTTCTATTCCAATTGCTTTTATATTAAAATTAAAACTTGTTTTATTGAACCCTGTATTTTTTCTAAATTGTATCCCAACAGATGTTTCATTAATCATAGTATGTGTTTGTATTGTCTCATTAAGTTCATTTTCAGGCTCAGTATAGATTAATGGGTTAGTCATTCTTATATTATGCTTTGCTGTAATACTATTAAATTTATCTAAGTCATTTTTATAAAACTCTTCAAAACGCATAGATACCCATTTAAAAGTAAGGTTTATAAATTGGTATAAAACTGTGTATGTATTGTTTTCCTTAACTCTACTATCTATAACACAAGGTTGTTCAGTAAAAAAAGGAATATCAACAACAAAAAAATCAATAAATAACCTTGTAGTAGAATTGGTTGGTGGTGAGTTATATGTTTGATTAACAGGAAACAACATATCAGGTAACCCAGCTGTTGAGCGATAACGAATCCTACAATGCAAGACACAATAGGGTAAGACATTAGAATTAGGTACAGTAACCGAAATATATTGAGTAGCCCCTGAAGTATTAATAGATAACTCTACTGAGTAAGTTGGTACGGAGTACAAAGTAAAGTTTGTAGTTCCTTTTGGGTAAACCTTAAGAACATCTAAACCAACTTCTCTACTTGCTCTTAGAGTATAATATGGTTGTGCCTCGAGTGTTGATAGGACTTGTTGACTTGAAAAATATATATCAGCCATGAAAAACCTTTTAGTTAAGTTAAAATACTCTTAAAAATCGGGTTTTTCAATTAGCTTTAATACATAGAATCAAGCATTGACAATATTTCTAACTATTTTTCTACCTTCTCTACTTGATAAGTATTGTGCAAATAATTTTGGGTCAACAGAGTTTAATATTACGACCTCACTATTGCTACTAGACTGTTGGCTTTGTGGTGATTCCTGAGTATTTTTAATATTATACACATCTTGTCTTGATAAAACATACTCACCTTTTAATAATTTAGCATTTACTTCATCATCCCTTAGATTAGAATCAGACCCATTACTTACATAACCTCCTGTGTGGTATGTTTGTTGTTTAATTAAAGCAACATTCATCAAACCTGACGCAACAGCCATTGCGGCGTAAACTATACCAACAGTAGGATGTATTTCAACGCCAACCTCATAAGCTTTATTCGCTGAATCATAAGTAGCTATTAAAGCTTTTGCCGCACTCATTGCTTGATATGCTTTAAAAGCTGTTTTGCTTTTTTTACCTGAAGCTTCATAGTATTTCTGTGCTACATCAGCCATCCTACCAAAACCATCTGAAGTGACATCCAATGCAAATTTAATACTTGCTTGTTGTACTGCCTGTCTTTTACCCTCTTCTAGTTGTGCTATACTTGTTTTAGCTTCCTCAAAAAGTTTATACGATTCTAACATAGTAGCTCTCTCAGCTTCTGTTTCAAAAGCCCCTGAACCAGCCTGTGAGTTGGAATAAATATCAAAAGATTGTGCTGACTCAAATTTAGTAAAATCAACTCCCTTTTTAGCACCTATCTCTTTAGAAGCTTCATACTGACCTTGTTTATCATTAATTAAAGGGTCATATTTTTTACCTGAACTTGCGTATATTTGCTCCTCTATTGTATCGACACCATTTAATACCAAAGGACTTTGATTCCAAACACTTCTAGGTGTACCTAAATCAATCTTATTTTGTCTGTCCTCTTTTTTTATCTGTTCTTTAGCTCTAATTAAGGCTTCAAGTTTATTTATATTACCTGATTCTAACTCTAAAAAGCTAAACATCTCTGAATATTTTTCAAACGCTTCTTCTCTCTCTTTTTTAAACATATCAATAAGCTTACCATTGTTAGTTTGTCTTCGAGTCTCTATTTTAGCAATGGTGTCTTGTATCTTATCATCATACTCAGTAATCTGATTTTCCAAATCACCTATATTTTTTTCTGACTTGTTAATCTCCTCACTAATTTTTCTTGCTTTTGTATCATCTAAGCTAGAACCACTCAGAGATATTTTTTTACTATTTAGTTTGAATAGTTTTGCTTTTTCTTGTGATAATGTATCTTGTAAAGCTTTAGAAAACTCTTTTAATTTATCGATGTAATCAATATCTACATCAGTTTCAGTTACTTTATTACCAAGTTTTTGTGTAGGACTAATAGAATAAAGTTTTTTATTATCTCCTTCAAGCCTTTTTATCTTAGCTTCTAAAAGTAATTTTTCCTCTTGTAAAGCTAAAACACCTTTATCTGTGAAAGTATATATATCCTCAAAAGCTAAAAAAGACAAGTCTGATTTTAACTGACCTATCTCTTTCATATTATCAGAAATTATATCATAAGATAATGTTCTAATGTTATCATTTATTTGTGTATATACCTGTGGCTGTGAATTATTGTTATCTATATCTTTTAATGCTTTTGTACCATAACGCTCTATCATAGCTTCTAAAGATTTAACTTTATCACTATATTTACTATTTTTACCACCAACATCATCTAAAATTGTTTTAAAAGTTGTTTTTAATTCCTCTTTTAATGTTTCAGGAGAAACCTCAACAACTACATCAACATATTTTTTATCTACTGCACCTTTTGTTGTGCTGGTCTCCGTTTTTTTATACTGTTGTAAAGATGTAGATAAATTTAATATTGTATCACTTTCTGCTTGAATATCTTTAATATTTTTCTTAACTGTGTCAATTTGGTATTTTAGTGCTTTTCTACCTTCCTCAGATACTGTATAAAAACCTTCAGATTGTAGTTTTGATAACTCCTCTTGAAGCTCTTTTAGCTCTTTATTATTATTCTCAACCATCCCTTTTGTCAATGTTTTTAGTTTTTCATTGATTAAATTAAATTTCTCTAATCTTTCATCACCTTTGACTTTTTTGAAACCTTGAACATCTCCTGTTAAAGATTGGATATCACTATAATACTCTATGTTAGCCCCTCTATTAAACAATTCATTAAGTACTTTAGTTGAGTTTAATAAAGATTTAGTAGCTTCCTCTACATTGGTCAATGAGGTAGTCTTACTAACTCTATCAGGTTGGTTTGTAACTACCTCTTGTCTTACTATTTTAGTCACTGCTGGTACGGTTGTAGTTACAACTTGGTCATATCTTAATTTTGTCTCTTTAGGTGTTATAGAGCTTTTTAATGTATTAATACTATCATTTAAACCTTTTATTGAATTAGCTTTATCACTATTATAAGCTTCTAAATCTCCTTTTTTATTTGAATAGTATGGATTCATATCAAAAGTTTTATTTGTTTCTAAAGAAGTTACAAACCTATCTCTATTTTTTTCATAGTACTTTAAGGTTGCTTTTTGTTCTTTTAATAAAGCTTCAGCACTAGACACTTTTTCTTTAGCAAAAATATCCATGACCTTTTGACGCTCTTCATTAATGTCTGAAAAAGCCTTGTCTTTTGCTGTTATAGCTTTTGAAACCCTCAATAAAACTTGTTGAATAGCCTCTAAGGGTTCATCACTTGATTTTTCAGAGAGAAGTTCAGATTTTACCTCATTAGACTTTTTGGAATTTAAAATACTAATATACTCTTTTATTCTTTTTTTGGTTTCAGCGTCTGCATTGCTATCCTTAGCAACATAATCTAAATTTCCTTTTTCATCGTTTATATATTTATTATATAATTTACTAATTTCATCTTGGTTCTCTTTAGCTGTTTTCTTGTCATCTATTTTCCATTTACTCAACTCTTTACTAAGAGCTTCAGCACTAGCCTGAGATTTAGAATTTAGTTTTATCTCTAATTTTTCTTCAGGTGTTTGTATGTTTGCTTTTTGTGTTTGGGTAAGCCCTGTTCTACTTTCTGTAACTCTAAAAGGGTTATCCCATTTAGTATTTGGTGAGGTAGCTAACATAGGGTTAGTTATCATAAGCATTTTCTGATTCCCTGCAGTATTAGCATAATCAGGTACACTTCTTTCAGAGTATCCATTCCTACTCGATGATACATCTGACACACCTTTATCAGTTCTCATTATAACATGCTTTGACCCATCTTTAGAACCCATATAAATCAACGAACCCTCAGGTGCATTTATTATATCCATTTGAGAGTTCCTCATAGTACCCCCACTGCTACCATAGTCTTTAAGCACATACCCGTCTCTTCTTGCTACCGCCATTTGTTGAGCAGTAGTACCCCCAATATTGAGATGTTTTATAGCCTCCGCATAAACTGTTTGGGTAAATGCACTACAATCGGCTCTATTCCCATCACTTTGATTAGTATTATTAAAGTTATACCTTTGTCTTGAATCATGAGCATACCCCCCAACTCTAGTACCAACAGCTCTGCAAACATTTGACATATTACCACTTTTATCTAAGTTTAATTCAGCTATTGTTGTAGGTCTTGCTTTACTTTGTGTAGGGGCGTCCACCTTATACCCAACCATTCTTAAAAAAGCAGTAACAGTATCATAAAAACCACTTCTTGCTTGGTCTTTTCTAGTACCCCTCTCATTAGGGTTTCTTAAGATACCTCCATACTCTCTTAAATCTGCTTTTAGTTTACCTACTTTAGCTATTTCTGCTGTTATTTTAGGGTCTTTTAAGGTATGGTTCAAGTCTATTAATGAAGCAGAATATTTATTTAACCCTTCTATCAAAATATCCTGTGATTTTGCTGATGTACCGTTTCGAATACCTTTTGCTGTTCTTATCTCTAATGCTCTTTCAACCGCTTTAACCATCCCATCTGCGGCAATACTTGATGAGTGTCTTGGGTTAGCTTTATTTACCTCACTTGCTTGATACACCTTACCAATAGGGGTTTCTAAAGCCCTTTTATTTTCTCCTAGATACTTAAGGTAGCCTAATATACCACCCACCACAGCACCACCTGCCATACCTGCCCAACCCCCTACTGAACCACCAACAGCACCTACTCCTGCACCTTTTAATACATCACCAATATCACCACCAGCTGAACCTAAAAGTAATTTTTTTCTATTATAACTATCCATTAGTTCATTTAGTTTGTTGAGAGCTACTTGAAAAGCGTCTGTGACACTATGAGCCATATCTAAAGATAGACTTTTAATATTATTTACAAAACGCTCCCATGCTTTTTGGGTATTGTCAACTGCTATTTCTGATTTTTTAAGCTCATCTCTTACACCTTCTGATGTTTTTTTAAGGTGTTTTGATATTCTGTCATAATTATTTCTTAAACTATCAAAGACTTGTTTATCCAAAACTTGTAAATCCCTTATTAACCTACCATAGTCTTCTTTTGATAAGGAATTAAGTTTTTTTATAAAAGACTCCATAGCTTCTTCAGACTCTTTACCACCTTTTTTCATTTGGTTTGCTAAAAGTTGTTGATTCACACCTAATTCAATAAATACTTTATTTATTGAAGCTTTACTTTCCCCAAGTATTTGAGCAAATCTTCTAACATTTGTACCAACTGTACTGACCTGCTGACCCGCATTCCTAAAAGCTATGTAAAGAGACGCAACAGCGTTTTCGGTTAGCCCCGCCGATAAAGAAGCTTCAAGTGCGTAAGATGAGAAAGTAGCAATGTCATGTGCTGTACCTCTTGATTCATTTGCCATATACGCTAGTATATCACCCAAATGCTCTATTTCTTCAGCTGACTTACCAAGAATCCCCTCAGTATTACCATAAGTCTCCTTCCAAACAATAATAGCGTCTGCGGCGTTCTGAAAAGTATCCCCTGTTAGTGTAGCAAGTTGTAATGATATTTCAGTAGCTTGTTCTAAATCCTTTGTATCAATACCACCCCTAGCAAGTGATATAGCAGTCTCATCAATATCTTTTGTTAAACCCCCATAAACAGTCCCTAAGTGCATTAACTTAGTTTCTAATATCTCAAATTCTGCTCTATTTTGTGCAATAGATTTTGTACTATCCCCTAAAACGGCTGTCATCATTGAAACAGTATTGTCAAATTGGATACCTACTACTAAAAACCCAGCAGTAGCTATTGTTAAAGCCCCCATAGCTGTAGCCAATCCCATGAATATCATCTGAGACTGTGCTAACCTGCTTACTTTTGAACCAAAAGATTGTTCTTCAAGTTTACCCCTAGCTTCTTGAAACTTTAAGTTAGCTTCCCTATATTTTTCAGTATCTTTATCCAAGTTTTGGTTAGCCTTATTTTGTGAAAGCAAATTAATATCACTACTTGCAAAATCATTTCTCTGTTGCTTGATATTCGCTAACTCTATTTGTAGGTTCTTTTGTCTCTCTCTAGCGTCATTTATAGCCTTTGAAGACGCATAGTTCAAGTTTTTATTTATATTTAAATCATAAGAAGTAATAAGTTGCTCATACTTATAAATCATATTGTCGAACTCTTTAGTAGTTTTTTCTTGGGCTAATAAAGTTTGTTTTAGCTCATTCACAGCTTCAGTACCTGTATATCTTGTACCTAAATCCGTATCTCTTGTACCAATATCATCAACTATTTTATTGCGTCTCTCTCTTAGAGAAGCTCCCTCTTCGAAGTCATAATTTTTAATAGTTGTGTCTATATCCTGAATATCACTAATATCTTTTAACTTTCTTTCTATTAACTTAGCTTTTGTAACTACTACCCCTACATTATCTGCACTACCTGAAAATACATCTTTAATACTTATGTTTAATGTGTCAAAAGCTTTGAGAAGTTTTTTCTGTTCTGGGCTTCCTTTTCTATTTACATGCCCCACAACACCACCATCAGATAAATCTAGTACTTCCTCAGGCTTTAAACCCATAAGAACACCATTTAAAAAACGCTCTTTGAGTTCTTTAGATTTGTTCTCTATGTTTATTTTAGAGATATTATCTTTTTTAAAGTCTGTCTCATTTTTTTGTACCTCTGAAATCTGTTGACCAATATTTTTTAAAGTAGTATCGTCATAACCCTGTCGTTTAAAACTTGTTAAAACATCTGTGTAATGCTTATTTCCGTTGGCAAAATCTGTGTGAGCAGTATTTACAGCTTTTCTAGCCCCTTTTAAGTATTTATCAAAAGAGTCTATCATTTCTTGTAACTCACTTATTCTTGTAGCAGACAAGCTCTTTTTGAAGCCATCAAAAGCAACTTCTTGTGTTGTAAGCTTTTTACTAAAATTACTTATATATTTTTTTGTATTCTCGGTTTCTATATTTTTATCTATATTTTTAGGTGTCAAAACATTATCTATTGTGTGAAGAAGAGACTCTCTATATTCTGTTAAAGTAGCTAACGGGTTGCCAACCCCATAAACTCTCTCTATATCAGGTACACTACGCAAAAAATCATTATTTGTGCTATTATTTATTCGTTGAGTTAGCATTAGTTTATGCTTTTCTAGGGTAAAAACACCTTCTTGGTACATCTTGGAGGTTCTAAAATTACTATCCAACACCCCTATTGAAGTGAACTGTTCTAATATTTTATCTGTTTCGTTAAGCTCTCTTCTAGTATGTTTAAGCACTTCATTCACTCTAATACCAAAAGCTCTCCTTTTTTGAATATGTATAGAGTTTTCTTTTATAGTATTTCTACCAGCGATAGGTCTTACTGTTTGTATATCGGATTCTGACTTTGCACCTCTATTATTTATATCAGAATTAGACATTAAAGTATTCTCATCAACTATTGCTTGTTTCATACCCTCAAAATCAATACCACCTAGCTCTTTTGGTAATGGATTGAGCATTTGTGTTTTGTCTAAAAAGGCTATATACTTATTATTAGTATTCCTTTGAGCATTATGTAATATTTCAGTATTTCTTATCTTTTGTTTAAATTCTTTAGAAGCCCTGAAAATACTATCTTTGTACCTTTTTTCATTTTTAATAACTTCCTGTTTTAGCTTATTGTACTCTGAAGTAACTTTACTTTTATTAGTACCGTCAATAGAGAATTTTTCTAAATCTTTTACACTTTTTTCAAAATCTGATTTACTTTTATCTATATCAGGTGATTCAACCACATCAAATGAAGCCCCTAAAGTCTCGTAAGCACCTTCTAAAAGCAACCCTCTTTTTTCAGATAATCTAGCAAAAGTGTCTAACCTACTTTTGCTATCCATAGCTTTCTTTTTAGCTGTTCTTATAAAAGTATCACTATGCTCCGACTTTACATCCGTCTTAATATTATCAATCTCATTATAATCACTTGTAGCAGATATCCTTTTAATTATACCTTGTTTATTCTCTATTTCCACATCAAAAGTGTCCATTATTCGTTTAATGTTCTCATCATCACTCCCAAGGCTTATATAAGTACTATTTAATTTACCTTTAACAGATTGGAGTGTTTTTATACTCTTATTAAGTTCGGCAGTTTTTCTATTTCTAGCTCTTTCAACTTCAGTAAAAGACATTTCTGATTGTATTTTAGCATTTTTTAAGTTACTTCTAGCTGATTCAGTTTCAGAGTCTATCATATTTAAATAAGATTCTGTACTACTAAAATCTTTAATATCTAAATTTTTTAGGTTATCAATACTTTGTCTTAAATTATTTCTTGAACTATTAACATTGTCTGAATTTGCTGACCCAACTTGTGCATTTAAAGACTCAGACATACCCTCTAATAGTTTAATTCTTTCTTTATGTCTATTATTAACCTGTTTCTCTAATGCTCTATCATTTTTTACAGCTTCTGCGTACGCTCTAGTCAATTCCTTAGAGTCACTTACATTATTTGTATTTGGGTCTAGTAATTGTGCTTGTGTAGCCTTAATAAACATCTCTTTTTCGTTTGAAAAATCTTTTCTTGCGTATTGTAAAGGTGTCATCTTGTCTAATTTAGTTGCATTATCTACAAATGTACTTAATTTTTTATTTAATTGATTTATCCTTACATGGTTACCTGTTGTATTTATTTCATCCTCAATTATTTTATCCAACCCAAGTATATTAAGACCTTTTGCTTTATCTTTAATATTTTTTTTAACACCTTCTAAAGTACCATAGAATCTGTTAGTAGCACCTTTTAAGTCCTCACTAGCTATCTTTGTAGAAGCCCCTAAAGCAAGAGCTTCATTAAATAAACTTTTAGGTGCAGTAGTGACTTTGTTTTTTCTTAGTTGAGTCACTTCAGCTTCTAATTCCTTAACTTTAGCATTTGTTGCGGAGTGTTTTCTAGGCGTATCTTGATATATATCATAATCTTGTTTAGACATAGCTACATTTGTTTTTTCAATGGCTGTCTTAAGAGCTATTTGTTGAGATAGTAGTTTATCATTTTCAGTTATTACGGTTGAAAGGAGTTTACTCAAGGATTGTAAATCATTCTCCACTTCTCCTGTGTTTGGAGCTACCTCTAATATTATTTTTTGTTTATCTATAATAGGCATAAAAACCCCTTACATTTTATATAAAAATCGTAATCTTTTGTATGTAATATATATGATAACAATTCAAAACGATTTTAATAGTATAAAACACACAAGGTAAGCTACAAATGGCAATAAAAAGAGAAAAAATAGATGTTATAAAATACATACCTAATTTAGAGAGAGGTGAGGACAAGCCTTTCACAGTAACTCTAAAAAGATTAACGACTATTGAAATAGCTAGACTAGAAGACGCACTAACAACTTATAACCAAGAGAGCAAAGATATTAAAAGTAGCGTTGCAATGTTTAATATAAACCTATGTAAAAGTGGTATCATAGGGTGGGAAAATGTACTTGATGAGAATGATGTAAGTGTTAAACTACTATTTAATAGTGATGATAATCTTGTTACAGATAGTTGTATTGATGATATAAGAACATATATAGATGAGATAGCAGGGGTAGTTTCAACAATCTCTAAAAAACCTAGGTTTATTAATGAATATGTTAAAGAGTATGATTTTACTATGGAAACATTAGCAAAAGCTAGAGAAGCAATAAAAGAAGAATAGGAATATGTTAGCCCCTATACCTCAACATAAGATATATAGAGGGGTTGCATATACTTATAAACCTCTTACTTTATTACAAGTCATGGAAGTGGATAAACTCCACATAGACAAAAGGTTCAATGAGTTTTTACAAAGAATAATTGATTTAACTTTTGAAGAAGTCCCTAATGAGATACCTTATGAAGATTTATTTAACATAGCTCAGGGTATATACATTGAATCTACAAATATAGAACTAGAGTCTATTGAAAGGTATGTTAATATATCTTTATCTGACACAATGAAAAATTATAATTGCGAATCATGTAAAAGAAAAAAGTTAGATGTAATAAGAAATTGTGCATACCTTAAGGATGGGTCAGGAGATAAAAACTTCTCTATACAAATAGATAGAGATGTATATACTCAATGTCCTAAATCTTTAATAAATTTTGAGAGAGTAAATATAGCTTTTGAGGCTTATGAGATATTTAAAAAAGGGTTTTTACCTGTTGGTGGTGGTTGGTTTGACCAAACAATGCACTTTTGTGTATATGCGTCAACAATAGATAGGATAGTTAAACAAAAAGAGTATGAAGCTCTTAAAAAGGCTCATTAAACCTTAAAGCTTTTGTTATTATAATAAGAAGAGTTACCTCAACACCCTATAAATAGGGTGAACAAGGCTACAAGTGCTACATAGCACCTATAAGAATAGGGTCAATCTCACTAGAGGCGTTTACCTCAAACTCAACTGAATTTTCTAACAGTCCATCTGCATTTTCAATACTAACTGCTGAATATCTAAATTTAGGGATATAAATCGCAAATTTATGTGTTCCATTAGCTAATTCAAGGTATAAACTGCCATCTGTACTATTTTTAAATTTATTCAGTTCTGAAAAGTCATCAAATATGGTTTTAAAAGTACCTTTAATCATTTTTTTAGTGATTATTTTAGCACTTACACCCGCTGATGTTATAGCTTCTCTATCTACAACAGTATTTTCTATTGACAAAGTAACATCTTTAGCCTCTTTAGAAGCACCATCAATTATAAATTTACCACTTCTACCTACATAAGGTGTACTTGCTATAACAGTATTGACCAAAAGAGTCTCACCTGTTGCTGATGTAAATCCACTTGCACCTGCGTCAATAGAGATAGTACAAATATCATTAGTTGGGAAATTAAACTTAGCCGAAGTAGGTACAACTCCTGTGTAATTTAATGTTCTACTATCACCTGTTGAACAACCATACATTTCTTTAATAGCCAATGAAGCCTGACTACCACAAACTTGATTTAGTTTATATAGAACTCCTGTTCCTGTCTCACCAGAAGCGGCTTGGTAAATCATACTTGCTGAAGTTGTACCGGCGTCAGAGTACCCAATAAAACACCCTGTCCCTAGTCCCTCAGGTTCTCTTACCCCTACACAAACTTCTAAAAGGTCAGCACCATTTATATCTTTACTAGCACCACCTAAAGGTATTAATTCCATCCCAATAGTACCTGAAGCTGTCTCTTTAGTAGGTATCTTAGCTTTTGACAAGAAACTTTGAGCAGTTACTTTTGATTCTACCGAAGCTATTTCAGGTTTCATATTTGTGTCTTCTGTTATTTCAATACAATCAGCGTTAGCAAAAACACCTCCTGTATTAAAAGTTACCTCTTTAATAACAGCTACTACTTTTCCACTTATTCTATACATTAGTACATCCTTTTAATTAAAAATCGTATTTTATTTTTTTATATCTTTAATGTTGAAAATAATCAACAAAAAGAGTCATTTGAGCGATAGAAAAAGGCATAATAATACCACCGTCTCTTTTAAAATCACTTATATAGCTCTCGACTGTGTTACACCTTAAAAAAGCATTCCTATTAACAAAAGAGTCAACTTGCTTTACTAAGTAGGTAAGATTATCTTCATAGTTTGTTGACTTCTGTTTATTATATATTACTATTTCAATGTTTGCCTTATACCTTAGTTTATTATTTTCGTTTGAACGCTCATCCTCACTATAAACAAGAGATATTGCAGGAAACTCAGGAATATCATTCCAATTTAAAACAATATTTTTGTAGATTCTTTTAAAATCTTTTAGAGTTTTTAAATCTTTAGCTAACTCATTGATTATTTTTTCTTGCATTTTACCCTACCTTACCAACTTTTTTAGTAGCCTTTGTGACAAAATCCCTAATACTTGTTGGCTCTATATTTTCACCTCTTAAGACCCTATCCAACCAACCAAACCAAGCTTTTTTAGCACCACTTTTAGGTGTAGGCAGACCAAGGTTTGTATAATACTGTCTTTGTCTATTAGGTAAAGGGACTTCCACCCCAACCTTGATATTATATTGAAGCTTACCAGAAGCTGTGAAAGACTCTTCAAAATCGGAGTAAACACTACTTATAAGAAGACCACTATTATAATGAGGGTATAAAGCATTTTCTCTTTCTAATCTATTAGCTATAACTTCAGGTGGGGCTGGGACTGATAATTTCTCTTTAGTCTCTATTTCCCATTGATTTATGTAGTAATGTAAGATTGGTTTAAACTTTTTAGAGAATTTTTTAGTGATTCTTTTTTTTAATTTTTTATTAATAAATAAGTAGTTGTCCGTAATCTCAAAAAAATCGTTTGCCATTCATATCCTTAAAGAGTATAAACTCTAAAAGGCTCTAGTAAAGTCTCAACTAAGTGTGGTAAAGAGTCTTTAGGTCTTATTGATTGTCTTGTGTCACTACTAATGGAGTTTATGTTGTCAAGGTTTTTTTGATTATCTTGAAGCATTTTTTTAGCTATTGACATTACAGCGTTTAACAATGCTGTGGGTATGTTCTCTATATGTTCAAAACCTAAGTAATAAATAACTTCAATATTGTACTCCCCAATAGCAGTATAATAATCTCTAAAAAAGAGTTTATTTCCACTTGCTAAAGACACAGAGGGCATTACTACCCCTGATTCTAATATAGACACACACTCAAAAATAGGGGCTTTAGATAAATAAATAAAATTAGAGCCATTACCATGTAATATTTCTGTTTCTTGCCTTAAAAATATAGAATAATTATAGGTTTCATAAATATAACTCTCAGCCATCATCAAGAGTGAATCCGCAAACTCTTTTATAGGTAAGTCAAGAGAATTTATATCTGCATAAGTGTAAAACATACTCTTTAAATCATCTTGAATCACAAGAACCCTTTACTCTTTTATTTTTCTTTTTCTTTTTTTGCTTGTATCCTCTGTTTCTGTATTATCTAATACAACAGAGCTAACAACCTCAGGTAGAGTTTTAGTTATGATGTCATTGATAGAAGAATCAGTAATAGAAAAAGAGGTTGGGAAAGTACTAAGTAAGTACTTCCCTTGCTCTTCTGTCAATGTGTAGGTATTTGAATCCACAAAAGAGATATTTAGAGATTCAAGCCCAAAACCTGAATACAATAATATCATGTTACAGATTCACAATCGCTACAGCAGGTGTATCAAGAACACTTAATTTTTGGAAGTCAATATCCAACCAACTTACTAAAATATCAACAGAGGATTTAATAGCTCTATCTCTTTCAAGTGTAATACTACCTCTTCTGCCCTGTGCAAAGTATTCTTTATTTACCAAAATAGCCGCAGTTTTAGTACCCGCACCATCAGGAACACCAAGAGCTGTAAGGTTAGAACCCATCAATTCAGTAGCAACAATAGAGATACCATAAATTTTACCTAGCTCACCTTTAAGGATAGTTGCATTAGCACCATATTTATCTACTGTAAGAACTTCAGGAACAGCCAATAGGTCATAACCAACACTTAGTGGAACTACAAGAGCTAGTGATGTAAGACTAACACCATACACCCCTAATTTTTTTCTAGCGGCAAGAACTTTAGCCGCAGTCAATGCAACAGCTCCACCATCAACACTATTACCCGCTACTCTAGCAATTTTAAGCAATCCATCAAATGCTTTTAAAGTATTATTAACACCTGCAGTTGCTGTATCACCCATCAAAATAGCTGAATCAACAGCAGTTGCCAATGATTTAACAAGTTGTGATGTAATCATATCTATAATTACTGTTACAGTCTCATCTTCAGCTTGGTCTGATAAAGTTACCAATGTTTTAAATCTACTTGTTTTGAAAGTGATTTTACCAGATGTAAGTGCTGACTCAATAGCGTCAACCGCAGGTGCAATAAGGTAAGCAACAGCGTCACTTGTTCTAGCAGGAAGTGAGAAAGTACTTCTGCCATCAGGGATTTTTATTGTTCTAAATAGGTCTGCTACTTTTAACTCTAAGGTAAGTCTCTCAATCAATTCAGATGAAAACTCCTCTGCCAACCAACTTGGTACATCAGTAGGAACAATAGCTTTTTCTTTAATATCCGCATACTCCGCAAAAGAAGTTACAGGTCTGTCTAATAAAAGTGACTTAACAAAAAGATTTGCTGAGTCTTTACGGTTTGACTCTCTAGTAACTTTTACAGTATGGATAGACTTTCTTTCCACCATTTTTTCTTTAACTTCATCTAAGATAAGTTTCATCTCTTTGTTTTCAGTATGTAAAGAGAGATTTTCTGCTTTAACATCTGCTATATCTTTCTTTAATTGCTCTATTGCTTTTAACATTGCATATTTCCTTTTTTGTATGTTATTTATTTTTAAAAATCGTTTTATGTATTTAAGGTATATTTAATACTTTAAATAAGTGATATTTGCTCATCTAATTTAGTGCCTAATTCGGAGTATAGTGTGTAAACCTCATTAAAGTTTTCTGGGGTTACTTTGTTAATATCAAAAAAGGTTTTTACATCTTCTAAAGTAATAAGTTTTGGTTTTAATTGTGGAGTCTCTATTGGAGTAATAGGGTCAACATCAGGGACATTTGTAGGGTCAACATCAGGGACATTTGTAGGGTCAACATCAGGGACATTTGTAGGGTCAACCTGTTTAATCTTAAGAGTTTTCATTACTTTTTCTTTACTATCAGGTGTAATAGTAAAAGATTTTCCTAAAATACTACAACCACATGAGGTAGAATAACTTTCTATAAGTGAAAGTGGGTTATCAGGTACAGCTACTAAAGATATCTCATATAACTCAGTTTCAGTAAATATATATAGGTCTGTATCATGGATATATTTAGCATTTTTTGCAATAAACCCTATACTAAAGGCTTTTAAAATACCATTCTTTACATTTTCATAAACTGTTGGGTTTGAGGTTTTATGAACCTCCGCAGTAATTTTTATACCTTCTTCAGACACAATAATATCTATGATTTTGCCTATTGGTTGGTTAAAATCATGATTAAAAAGAAGTATAGGGTTTAACTCGAAGTTCTTGGTATCAATGCCAAGAGGACTTACTGCTTCATCACTTCTATCTATAATTACATCACCATTATGTAGAAATTTGTTGGCAAACCCTGTTATTAAGATTACCTCATTTTCACATGAATCTACTACCACATCTAAAGTGGTGTAACTTTTTATACTCATTCTATTTCCTTTTTTGTACATATACCTATATTACTTAACTATTAATAAATCGTTTTAGTCACCTTGTTCCTCTTCTTTTGGTGGGGTTGGAGTAACTAAAGGTGTACTTTGTGGTGTTTGATAAAAATTAACTGTATCACCATATAAATAAGTAGGCAAAACATTAAAATCAGCTGTCTCGACATCAATAGGGTCTTTACCCACCCATTTTCTAGCTTCATTCAAAGATAGAATTCCTGAGGACAAAGCAACTCTTGCGGCTTCAGCTCTAGTATCTAAAGAAGTTTCTAACTCTGTTATTCTACTAAAATCAAATTTAAAGTTTATTGTGTTGTCTTTAAACTTTTGTCTCAAAAATAAATTAATGTTATCTTCTAGCTTATATAAATAAGGGCGAACAGCTACATTAAAGGTAGTTTTAAAAACTTCCTCAGGATTTGTACCGACAGATGTTACACCCCCACCTCCAAGTACTAAAGGATTAATTTTAAAAGTCTTATACACCCTCGCCTCAGGAATTTGTAGAGAATCTAACACCTTTGAGTCAGTAGGGTTTGATTGGATAGGTTCAAAAGTTAACCCATTAGGAAACACCGCTACACCACCCCTTTGACCCCCTCTAACACCTTTTTTAGTTGCATATAAAGTGTTAAATTGGTCTCTAATATCAGTGGATTGGGTATTAGATAAAGGATACTCTGATTTTATAATACCTGAAAGTAAACTCCCATTCCTATAAAAATCTTGTAAATCCTGTGTAGCAAAACTTTCAAGGTTTAACATATCAAGTAAAGTTTTAACGGTTGGTTGTCCATAAAATCTATTATTTATTGTAGGGTTTTTTATAGCAATACACTCATCCATGGCATAAGGAATAGTTGTTTTATATAGATACCCTGAAATATAATTTTTATCATCAGTAACTATTTCCATATCAATAGGAGTACCAAGAAACCAACTTTCATACCTATTTTTATATTTTTCAAAAGATAAAAAAGAAGTCCCTGTGAGTAACAAACCTTGAATGAGTAATTCAATATAATCTGACCAAGGTTGGTAAGGGTTAGGTGATATAATCCATTCGGATAAATATTTGTTAGGTCTTTCACTTGTTATTGTAGGGATTGCCTGACTAGCTGTCTTTGATATATAATCAACACAACTATAAATAAGGTCTGATTGCTCTAAGTAAAGAGACTCTGAGTATTTTGAGGGGTTTAGAGGAAACTTATTTGTAGCATGACTTTCTATTTTAGCCATTTTTACATTTATTGATTCTTTTGGGGTTTTTGAAAAATAACTAAAAAAGTTTTTCATTCTGCACCTTTTTAGTTAAAAATCGAATTTCTATTAATCAATAAAATCGTATTTTGTTTTGTTACTCTCTTTGGTTAAACTTACATAGTAAACATATTTAGTAAAATTACCTTAGAATCAACGACATAATTAAACAATATAATAAAAATACCCAACACCATTAATTAAATCAAAAGTACTTAATTTTAATTGTCTAACTTTTTCTATTTTTTTAAGTTTGTTTTTATCTTCTTTTACTATAATACATTTTATTTTCAGCTTTTTATGTATCTCATCATATTTGTCTTGTTTAAATTCTGAAATACTTCTTTTAATAAATAGAGTATCCTCTATCTGTTTTAATAAAGTCAAAAAATCTTTTTTTAGTATTAAGTTATAAATCCTATCTTTATATGTATAAGGTAAATACCCAAATATCATGCTTAAAGACTCACCATTACTTGTTTTTCTGACTACTTGTTTTAACATATTTTTAACCCATATTAAATCATCAGATGAAATAAATATACATTCTAAAGACTCTTTAACATGAGGTAGTAATTCTAACATATTTATCCTTTTTATACTTTTAATACCTTGTTTACTCACCAAGTTTACTCACCAAGTATTTTTAGATTATTTTAGATTCTTTTAGATTATTTAAATATTTAATGTGTATTTAAATAAGCATAAAAAGGTTTTATATTCTATCAAAATCTGAACTAAGCAAAGGAAAACTAACATTACTGTGATAACTAATAGTAGGTCGCCCACCTGGTGTATTATTTTCAAAATCTCTTTTTATTTTTAAGATAGCTCTTTTAGTCTCTTTAAGATTATCTTCTGTAGCAGGTTTAATTCTTATGCGAACACCAAATTTTTGAAAATATACTCTTTCAATTGCTCGTATAAGAGACTCTAACTCCCATAAAAGATATATTTTGCGGGATTCATTACTATATTTCCTTCTCTCTAGGTCTCTAAAATAAAAATAAAGCAGGATAAGTAAAACTATAACCCCATGCATTGTATGTCCTTTGTTTTTATTTTATTGTACCTATTTTTTAAAGAATAGTCAAGGATTATTTAGCAATATTAACCAAATATAATGAATATATCATAAAACCACTTGCTATTGTCAAAACAATACCTATAAAACGAGTTAAAATAAGGTCATTCACCCCATACATAAAATAAGTTGGTTTGAAATTACTAAAAGAAATTATAAGCCCAAGAATAAAGAATAAAACAAAGATAGTTATACTTAACATCTGTAAAGTCCTACAAAAGCTTGAATATGTTTTTGCAAAGTGGGTTCAGGGCTTACAAAATCAGCAGGTTTTTTAATTTTACCATTATCTTTTTTATCAGCTGTTTTAGTTTTATTAGCACTTAATATAGTATTAAAGCAGTCGTAGAGTAAGCCTTGGTATTTATCTCTGTCTATTCTAGTACCTAAAGACAGAAAATCATAGAGTTCGTTACTTATTTTAGTAAATCTATACGCATATTTTGTAATTAAATAAAATGATTTTGCTCTTTGTACTTGGTATGTAAGCCATTTATCTTTATCTAAGGAGTTAGTCTTTGCAACAGTCCCAAGAATAACAAAAGCCAAATCGCATATAGCGTCCATTTTATCTACTGTGGTATTTGCATTAAAATACTCTTTATATTCCTCTTCAAGCATATTTTTTTCTAAATTCAAATCTAAAGTACTTAAAGTACCTCTTTCATCATTCCATTGGAAAACATCTTGATAAAACGCATTGTGTAAAGCTTGTATGTCTAACATTTTTGTCCTTTTTTATTTGTATAAAGCAATAAAACCTTCAATATGCTTTTGCATTTTTAGGTTAACATCGATAGAGGTATTTTTTCTCGTATCCAAAAAAGTACTAAAACAGTCGTACCATAATGATGTGTACTTTTGTTGATTTATTTTAGTTGATGAAGCTAAAAAAGTATAAAAAACATTTGAAAGTTTTTGAAACTTTCTATTATATATAAATAATAGATATGTAGTACGAATCTTGTCCTTCGCACAATTCATATACCCCTCAGGAGTACTTTTTGGGTTGTCCTGTGTAGTGTATTGGTGTATATTGTGTTGAGCCACTAATAAAAAACAGTTAAAGGCTAATTCACACATAGAAGCTATCAAAACTGCATAGGAATAGCTTTCTGTGCAGTCTTTGTAAAGGAGTGCTAAAAATCTTTTTGACCTCTTATAATCAAAGTCAGGTATTTGTTCATTTTCTTTAAGAAAAGTACCCGCCCCTTTGTAAAAGTTTTTTCTTAAATATTTTAAATCCGAAGACATTAATTTCCTTTTTTATATTATACCCTTTTTTATATTATACCTTTTTTAATGAATAAAGTCAAGGTTTAAGACAAATTAAGTAGAAAACATTATAATTTGTGTCATATTAATTCTATGGGCTGTTGCAACACAATATCTTAATGAACCAATAGCAATATCAAAGTGGGAGAACCTTTTATTTCTTTCAACCTCGCCTGTTTTTTTATTTTTCCAAGCCATTGATTTAACCTGTGCAATAGTTTCTACACAATCCTTACTAATTATCAATTTATCCTGCGAAAAAAGGTCATTTATTGTGTCAGTACCTTCAAAAATCTTATTAAACGCAGGAGATGACTCATAACTATACTCATAAGATAAATCCGTCATAGCTTGAATGGCACTAGGGTCTGAGAACCTTGATAAATTAGAACCAACACTAAATTTATGCTCTAATTCAATAAAACCTTTAGCATGAGAGGACAAAGGGAGTCTATTTCCAATATATTCTCCTAATATGTAATATATTCCGTAAAACTTGTCAAAGTAACATAGTGTAGCACATGTAGAGTCATTAAAACCAAAATCTAACCCTATATAAAAAATACCATCACTAGAATATTTTATATCTTTAAAATCAATAGTGTGTTTATTTATATCAAAGTTAAAATAAACAATATTTGTTGAGTTTTTACTCCAAATACCTAAATATTCCTGTGAGAATACTCGAGGGGGCAATTCTAATTCTTTTTGTCTAAGAAATTCTTTAGAAATATATGGATTTTTATGTGTTGGGTGGTTTATACTTTTATAACCATTAATACCTAGCTCACCTCTTTCATAAAACTCGTACCAATCATTATCCTCATCTCTAGCTGTACCTATTAGTAAAGTTTTACTATAAAAATACCCATCATCCGTAACACCGTAATCAGCCTGAGCTGGTTGTATTTTATTTTCTATTATATCTACAATACCTCCTATATCTTGGGTCTCATCACATATTACAAGACTAAATCTTTGACCTAGTACATTAACTATTGATTTAGATGTGGCGGATACAAACCGTTGACCCCCCTCCACAGTAAAACTAAGGTTTTGAGAAGATTGTGATATAATTTTTAAACCTAAGTTCTGAATCTTCAATAAAACCATGTCAAAGATAGCTTTAGCATTACTAAAAGTAGGTGTTACAAGCAATACTTGTGAGTAAGGGATTAATAATTCACATATTACTAACCTAGATACAAAAAGGGACTTACCATATCTTCTCCCATTTGTAATAGAAAATATATTAAACTCACCTTGTTGAATTATATCTAATAACTCCAACTGACCCTCATGAGGTTCAAACTCTAAAGCTTTCATAGCAAGTAAATAATTTACCCTACCTTTAAATTGTTGGTAAAGTTGTATTTCATTGTTTGGTGCTTCTTTTTTACCATTTTTTAAAGCATTCATTTTTTCCCTTTTTTGTGGTATCTACTACATAACATAAAACAACAATTTGTTGCTACAACCTCTTTTTATGTGTTAGGTAACCCTTACTATCCCCTAAGGTGTTTCGAGGGCTTCTACCCCCTCTTATGAGCTAATTTGAGGTGTATATTCTTTATATAACCAAGACATAAGCTAACCTTGTTGAGGTTGTAATATCTGAGTCAACAAACTAAGTTGAACACTAGCTTTATCATTAGTACCTAATTCAGCTTTTTCTCGCTCTTTAAGGTAATTATCTTGTATAGTTAACAAATCGACAATATCTTTATTAGTTATAGTAGAATAATCACCCCCGTTATTAGCCACATGAGCTGATATTTTATCTCGGATAATCTTGCCTAAAATATTTAATCTAAACTCTTTAGTCATGGTAATTTGAGCATTTATTAACTCTTTATAAAAGGTAACGGCTAAAGGTTTTGTTAAAGTAAAATCTACTAATTCAACATCTACTTTAAGCTCTTGGGCTATTAAAAAAGAAGTTAAGCCACTTGAATATAACTCGCATATATGTCGTTCAATAGGCATTAAAAGCGAGGAGGTGTTTGATACATGGGCTGTTAAATTCCCCGTAGTTTGATAGAGAGGGGCAGTTGTTATTTCATGTAATTTATCTTGTTTATTCGTTGTTGTGCCTAACACTGTATTCCTTTTTATTTTATTTTTTTTTGCTTATGCTTTCAGTATGCTTTCAGTATGTTCATACTATGTTAATATGCTTAGAGTATGCTTTCAGTATGTTCATACTATGTTAATATGCTTAGAGTATGCTTAGAGTATGCTTTCAGTATTCTCGTACTATGTTCATACTATGTTAATATGCTTAGAGTATGAAACAACAGAAATCAAGAGAGTTTACGAGTTGATTTTTTTAACAAATTAGCGTACTCAGAAAAAGAACCGTAAGTCTTTAAGATATAAAAGATAATAGCTATACTAGGCGTATCAAGTCTTAAAAGCTTATAAAGGTTAGGTATAGTAATACCTGTTGATTCTGATATCTGTTTTAAAGGTACATTATCAATGTATTGTTGGAGTACATTAGAGAATAATGCAACTGTGCTTATAATTTTAGTAAAAGAAGCACCAGCAAAAACACACTTTTCAAGTTCAGGTGAGTAACCTCTATGAATTACATTATAGTGAGAATCTAAAAAAAGCCCCGACGCATGATAAAAACCCCCTTTTATTTTATACAATAAGTGAGGTTTAGGTTGTTTCTTAAAAAGTTGTATAGGTAAGATAAAAAAAGATTCGTCATATCTTTTTTGGTCTAGTATATAATTGTAATCAGCAGGGGCGACAACCCTCAACTTAGCAAAGTAAGCTTTTTCAGCTATCAAAGCCTTTTGTAGTTTATCATTCACAAAAGTCTCATTGGGTAGTGAACTAAAAGTTTTCATTTTTATCCTTTTTAATATGAAGCATATACTAAAATCGTTTTATGTATTTATTTAGTACACTTTTTGGCATATTTCTATTTGGAAAAAGGTAAAAACAGATTCCACAATTAAATTCCGCAATTATTCTTTGAGCTACCATAACATGGGCGTAAAAAAATGAGATTCCCTCTTAAAAAAATAAAAAAATAAAAAAAGTAGGGAATCTGATTTTTATTGTGTTTTATATTATAGTGTTTTATATTATAGTGTTTTATAGTATTATGTTTTATAGTATTATGTTTTATTTTATAGTGTTTTATAGTATTATGTTTTAT